TTACCACCCTCCATGATCCGTTTCGCCTTCAATGGGCAGATCATCGGCATAGGCGTCAAGCGCCAACCGATCATAGAGGCGCTTGCCGCCCAGCTCGCGGCGCGAGATCGGCAACGTGCGCAGGGTGGTCTCGGAGACGCTGAGATAGGCTGCGGCCTGCGGCGCGGAGAGCAGTCGCGGCACGTAGCTGATGGCGGCGCGGCCCATTGGGAACCTCTTTGGCTTCTGAATAGTGGTGATCCGGGGACGAAGACCGCCCCTTATCTGCCGCACCGCTTGATGCGTTTCTGACTGCCGACATGCCACGCGTCGCAAAGCCGGCATTTATAGGCGCTGACCGCCTGACCTTTGTGTCGCATGCGCTGGGCAATCAGGCGGGCGCGGGCAAGGCTGAGCTCTTGCTTGCCTGCGCAAGACGAGAGGCGAAATTCAATCATCCGGCTCATCTGCGGCGCGCTCCCATGGAGTCAGGCCGAGCACTGATAGTGTCTTCTGGCGATCTGCAGCAGATCCATGATGGTAAAGCCATGCGCAAGCCAGCAGGAACTCCGGCCCGCTGGTGCTCGGGTCATCGACGAGCGCGCGTGTCTGCCGCGCCGTGGGCTTGCCGCCGGGCGTCGGTCCGCCCGGCCCGGCATGACGCGCCTCCGAGGAGGCACACAGCACGGCCGGGGATCGGCTTGGGGTGGGCGAAGGTGTTAGCAGCACCTCCGCCCGATCATCCCGCCCAACATGAAGGAAAACGACGGGATGAAACTCGTTCGTGAAATTCGACACATTGTCGAAGCGATGTATGGCAATCCAGCTCTGACGATCGTGCTGTGCCAGACGGCACTGGTTCTCACGCTCCTTGCGCTGATCATGCGCAAAAAGGGCTAAAACCCTGTGCGTATTATCAGCGCCTTGAACCGCTTCTCCGAAGCGACACTCTGCATCCGCAACCCGCCAGAGGACTGCGCTGGGCCGATGGTTCAAGATGGCCGCAGGAATAGCCTGCGGGGTGGGCGAAGGTGTTGGAAGCACCTCCGCCCGATCATCCCGCCTAACGACGAGGAAAACGACGGGATGAAACTCGTTCGCGAAATTCGACGCATTGTCGATACGATGTATGCTAACCCCACCCTGACAATGCTTCTGTGCCAGACGGTGCTGGTTCTCGCGTTTCTCGCAGTTCAGGCGACGCTGCTGGCCTTGATCGAATGAGGCGAAACCGGGCAGAAGCTCGGGAGCGAAATCAAGCATCCGGCGTCTCCACCGGCGCGGCGGCCAGTTGTTCCGCCGAGAGCCTGCGCCCCGCATTGGCCATCAGCGTCATCCAGGCAAGGCGGCGCAGGATCGGGCGGTCGGCATATTGCTCGGGGTTCGCCACCACCTCACGCGCATTCGCGATGAAGACCGGCGTGGGCTGGGCAGCAGGAAGGCGGGGTGTGACGGTTAGCATAAGTGCCTCGTGAATATTTCCCTCACGAGGTTAGCCAAAAAATTTAGCCTGTCAATTGGGTGTTGCTAAATTTATTAGACATTCTGAATTACGGTTGACCCCATGCCTTGCTCCATCGCAGGTTGACGGGAAGAACGAAGGGTGAACGGTTATGGTGGATAGAGTCGAACTCTTGCGGGCAGGCGCCGCTCGCTCAGGCTTTACAATCGATTTCTTAGAAGCTTTGACTCAGGGCCTTTCCTGCCAAGCTCTGCGCAGGGTCATCGGCAACGCATCGTCGATGCCCTCATACATGAAATCCAGCGATAACCCATATTTGCGCCGTAGTGCTAGCGCTCCGTCGAGGGAGAGCCGATGCGATCCAGCCTCCCATAGCGAATAGGCACTCCGCTTGATGCCGATCCGCTCTGCGTATTCGGCTTGGGTCAGTCCCTCAAGATTACGGTGCCATTTCAGGCGCTGAGAGATGTCGGAAAAGGGCTTCGGATCGGAGCTGCTCATACGATCATCATTGCGCTGCCAAGAAATTTGGCTCAACCGACATGTGTTGGCTTGATTAATGCTAAACAATTTGGCATTCGTTCCGTATGAGCAAAGCGACTGTGAAGAAAATGACCGATGCATTGGGTGTCGAGGCTGTGTGTGAACGGCTGGGTGTCTCGCGGCATTCAGTTCGTCACGCACGCTTTTCCGGTGTCTTTCCTCCCGCTTGGTATCGTGAACTCTTACAGCTGTGCGCTGAACGCGACGTCGAGTGCCCCTTAAGCGCTTTCAATTGGCGTAGCGCCTCGTCGCGCCCGCCAAACAAGAACTCCTTATACGCTGAATGCCCCGACCGCAGCTGCGCGTCCACGAAACGGGGTTGCCCATGACTAGAAAAATGATCTGGAGAAAGGGTGGGCGGAGAGCCCGTGGACCGAACCTAGTAACCCATCCGGCGGAGCAACTTAGTCAGAACCGCGGCGCCGATGCCGAGCGGAGCCATAAGCGCCACTGTTGTGAGGCCGATCAGGTACCACCCGTCGACTATCAATATTGCCAGTGTAACTGCCAGTATCACTGCAGTTGCAATGAGGATCTTGCGGACCCCAAGGAACTCATTGCCGAGCGAAATAAACTGGCTTCCGGTGTCAAAGCTCTGCGGTCGGAGCCCTGCCGCTCGGAGAAGTTCGTTGACGGTTGGCCCAGGGGAAACGACCTCGCCGTCGTCAGTGATCACCGCAGTAATCTCGTCCGTGTAAATGCTCTGCAGAAAGCCTCCAGGTATCGCGATGCCCTGCAGGATCGGGGCGGGAGAATGGGGCTTAGCGAAGAGAATTTGTACGCGGCGGACATACCGACGGCCTGCATGGTTGCGGACTTCAAACGAAACGATCGGGCTGTCGGGGACACCGTACTTCTCAATCATCCGGCGTTCCTCGCTGCGTTCGGTCGTTCGGACTCGAGCGCAGTCCGACCATTCACAGCATCAAGAGTAACTCATGACTGATCAACGTGCCACCGCCAACGCTCTCATGTGCGCGCTGATCAAGGGGGTCTACGGCAACCTCGACGCGGCGGCCGAGACCATCAATGCCCGCTGGGGCAGGGGGTCGAGTTCCAAGGGCACGCTTTCCAAACGGATGAGCGGTGCGCTGGGCTGGACGCTCGACGATGTATTCGCGCTCGAGGACGCTGCCTGCCGCTTCCCGGTCAGCCGCTTCATGGCGCAGCGGTTAGAGGGGCTGGGGCCCCAATGCACCAATGGCAATCTGCTGGAAGAGGCGGGCTCAATCTCGCGCGAGGCGGGCGAAGCGGTCAGCGCAGTACTTGCCGCCGCACAGTCCGCCGAAGCTGGCGATCGCTCGCAAGCAATTGCCGAACTCGCCGATGTGGAGCGCGCAGTGCGCCGCGCTCGGCAACTGCTCGAAGCACAGGAGTAGAAGATGAACTATTCAGAGAGAGCGTCTATCCACGCTGCTTCCGTAACGATTTTTACGTCAAAGCCTGCATCTCGAAAAAATACGGCTTTCTGGATGGTTAAGGCAGACTTGCTCTTAGCCCAATCTGCGCCAACGTACTCACCGATCACGAGAAAATCTGTGTACGGTGAGAGTGGGCTTACCGTACCTCCACCCTCTACTACGGCCATTTCACAGTACAGTTCTGACCCGAACAGGAAAGTGCCTGTAAACGCGAACGACTTCCCATCGAGCTTGATCGCTGGCGGCGGGGTGCAGACTGGGAGAGGAGCAGCTCCACGGCTGCTGCTCACGGCTGTATCCCACTCTGCGATCGCGTTCAGCGTCCGAGTTACGGCGGGCTTCCAAGCGTTGGTGCTTTCCGCCTGCAGTGGGTCGGCGATCTCAGCAATGAGGTCAGGCGCGAGGAGGACAGTGGCTTCCCTGGAGCTGATAAGATCCAAGATGCACGTGCGAAACCGTAACAGATCCATTTCCGATGAGGTTTCCGCAGCGGCAAGCTTTCGCACCAGTTCGAGAAGCTCCAGTTCTTTCGCACTTTTCATCAACGCTACCTTTGCGCGATCTACGCTCGACCGCCTTGCTGCTAACAGTTGTATTCTGAGCTTAGCGCGGATGGAAAGGTCATCCATACCGACTTTTGTCGGAACCCGTGAGTTTGGGGCGAAAGTTACGCTTCGTCAGCCCGTAGTTCGTGCGGTTGCTGCCCCCAGGGGGCGCGCATGAGCCACAAAGCCACCAAATGGATCACCGATATCGCGCCCGAAACTCTGACCCATGGTGAGTTTCAAATCCTGTTTCATCTGTGCGATTTCCATAACCCGAGCATGGGGTGTTTCCCGTCGCAGAAGTATCTGCGCGACGTCACCGGCATGTCCAATGGGGGCCTGAACAAAGCGCTGGCCGCGCTTGAGGAAAAGCGCCTGATCCGGCGGGAGCGCAAGCACGACGCGGTGCTCAAACAGCGCCTCGCGACACGCTACCTTTTGGGGTTCGAGATCGACCCCACACAAGAGCCAACTCCACTGAGTGGAGATGGAGCCATCTCATGAGCCATAAAGCCACCAAATGGATCGCCGATATCGCGCCCGAAACTCTGACCCATGGCGAGTTTCGGATACTCTTTCACCTGTGTGATTGCCACAACCCGAGCATGGGGTGTTTTCCGTCGCAAAAGTATCTGCGCGACGTCACCGGCATGTCGAATGGCGGGCTCAACAAAGCGCTGGCCGCACTCGAGGAGAAGCGTCTGATCCGGCGCGAGCGCAAGCACGATGCGGTGCTCAAACAGCGTCTCGCGACACACTACCTGTTGGGGTTCGAGATCGACCGGGCACAAGAGCCAACTCCACTGAGTGGAGATGGAGCCATCTCCACTTTTGACGGGGAGCCATCTCCACTTTCGCAGCAGAGCCATCTCCACCGTGGTGGAGTTACCATAAAGGAAGAACCGGTAAAGGAACCTGTAAAGGAACCTTGCGCCGATGGCGCACAGGACCGGAATTTTGAAAAAACGCTTGGGACGTTCCTGAAGGTCTACCCCCGGCACGGAGACCGGGAGCGGACCGAGGACGCGCTTCGGGCGGCACTGGGGGTAGGGGCGGACCCTGACCAGATCATCGCTGCGGCCCAGGCCTATGCCGCCGAGCAGAAGGGCAACGCCCAGCGCTTCATCGCCTATTCGGAAAACTGGCTGGAGCAGAAACGCTGGGAGCGCCATCGCATCCCCGCCGACCAGCGCGCCGATCCCAGTGCCGTCGCCGAGCTGCGGGCCAAGAACATCCGCGCTGGGCGGGAATGGGCCGTGCGGGATGTCTCGGCCAGCTATGCGCGCGATCTGATCGCCCAAGGGTTGGTCACCGCCGAGCAATGCCGCGGCGCGGGGATCTCGCTGTGAGCGCGGGGCAGGGCGCAGAGGTCCGGTTCAGCGAGCGCCGGTTCGGCACAGTGTTGGTGCGGGTCGACCACGAGGGCGGGTCCTGCGTCCTCTCGGGCAGCTGGCCCCGGGCGCGGCTGCGCTTCCCGCAGTTCCACAGCCTCGAAGAGATCGACTTGGCGCTGGGCCAGTTGGCCTCTCGTGTCACCGGCGATGCCTGGGCCGCAAATGTCGCTGCCGCCCTGCGCTGGGCCGGGCAGCAGCTCCAAGCGGACGGAGGGCGCGCGCATGGCTGATCTCACCCCTGAGGAGCGCGCCCTCATCGATGCCGCTTTGGCCCAGGGTAAGGTCACCCAGGTCGCGCCTGGCACCACCGGATATCCGCCGCTGGTCTGGTGCCCCCACCGCAATGTGCTGATCTATGACAACCCTGCCGATGCGCAAAGACGTCAGGCCCTCGAAAACCCAGAGGTGCGGGAGAGGCGGGCGAAGCTGCGGGAGATGGTCGAAGCGGGCTCGAGCCGCGAAGAGATGCGCAAGACGCTGAGGATCAGCGCCGACCTGCTGAAACGGGATGCGCGCCTCCTTGGCCTTGAACTGCCAGAGCCTGCAAACGGTCAAAGCGGCCCCGATGAAGCGCTCGTGCGCCAGGTGCTCACGGCCTTCGATGGCAAGAAGTGCCTGACCCGGATAGCGACAGAGGTTGGACGTCATCCTGACACGGTCCGCAAGATCCTCAAGAAGAACGGGCTGAAATGCACTGCCGCTCCGCCGAGCACCACGACGCTGACCGTCGCGCAGATCGCCCAGCGCCGTGCGCAGGTCCGGCGCCTGATTGCCGTTGGCATGACCGCAGCGGAGACTGCCAAGGCGCTGGGCGTGAAGCCCGCCACGGTGAGCAGTGATCTGCGCGCCATGCGGGTGGGCATCACCGAACTGCGCCACGGAACGCCCGCATGAACGCCGCTCGCGCCTGCTTCGACATTTATCCCCTCGACGCACTGGAGACCCTATGACTGCCCTGCCCATGAAAGAGACATCCGCTGACGCCGAAGTCCGTGACACGGTCTATCGCGCGACCGCCACTGAGTTGCGCCAATTCGTTGAGCGCTGGGAGAAGCTGGAAGCCGAGCGGAAAGACATCGCCGACCAGCAGAAGGAGGTGATGGCCGAGGCCAAGGGGCGGGGCTACGACACCAAGGTGCTGCGGAAGGTCATCAGTCTGCGCAAGCGCGAGCCCGACGACATCGCCGAGGAAGAGGCGGTGCTGGAGATGTATAAAGAGGCGCTGGGGATCGGATGAGCGAGAAGATCAGCGCGGGTGATTACCGGGCGCTCATAGATGCGAAACCGCCGCGGGCGCAGAAGTACGGCGCAGAGGCGACCACCGTCGACGGGATCCGCTTCGACAGTAAACATGAGGCGGCGCGCTGGGCGCAACTGCGGCTGCTCGAGCGAGGCGGGCAGATCTCGGAACTGCGGCGTCAGGTGGCTTTGCTGCTGGAGGGCAGGGACGGGCCGCTCAAGACCCGCACGGGGCGCGCGATGCGGCTCACCGTCGACTTTGCCTATCTCGACCACGCGACGGGTCAGACCGTCTACGAGGACGCCAAGGGCATGCCAACCCGTCACTATGAGGTGCGGCGCGCTGTGGCCGCAGCTCAGGGGCTGGAGGTGGTCGAAGTATGACCGTCATGCGCGACACCCTGCCGGAGCCCGTGACCACCCTGCCGCCCAGCGTGGCGCAGATCGCGGAGGTGATCGGTCGCAGCCGTGCGCTCTACCTGATCGGGCGTATCCCGCCCACGGGCCGGCGCAGCTGGCGCGTGTGCTTCTACGTCCCGAAGGTGACCCGCCCAGATCACTGGCTGGTGGCCCTGCTGGGCTGGCACGACGCTGCAAAGCTCACCAGCCACTTTGGCGGCGAGATCCTGCACACCTCTAACTGCCGCTTCATGGTGAAGCGCTTCCGAGATGCCGAGATCCGGCGCATGCGCCGCGCGGGCATGCAGATCGACGAGATCGCCCAAGCGGTGGGACTGTCGGTCGGTCGGGTGCAGGACATCGCGGTGCGACGATGACGGGGCTCTTCATCGTCGTCATGGAGAACACCGCTTGGCCCTACGACTATCCAGCACGTCGTATTGAGATCGAAGCCGGCAGCGAGAAAGAGGCGGAGTGCTTGGCCCTGGCGCAGGATCCATTCGGGTTGATCATTTTAACAGAGACAAGCGGCAGGTCAGGTTGTCTTGCGGCGAGAGAGGTCGAACGTTGGTGCACGTCCTCGTAGGAGCGCGGCGGCACTCTTCTTAATCGTGTCCTCGCCCATACGCGAAGGCATTGAATGGGATGACATTCGACTTTGCCCTGTGCGTTTCCGCATCGTCGGTTACATTTGAACCACTCTCTGCATGCGCTTTCAGGGCTGCCAACAGACTTTTTGTGCTGATGGTTTCAATTCGAGTCGGCTGTGGATGCTTCGGCCTGTACATGACGTGCCTGCCCCTTCCTCCTACACTGTACGGGTGCTCGGAGTGTTCGTCTACTGTTAACCTTCTCATGCTATTTCCCCGCGCGAGGGCAATGTTCCATCTCTGTTGCTAAATTTTACCTTGAGGTCACGGGGCTATGGAACAACGTCGGAGATGGCGCCTCCGACCTTCTGCTTTTCGCTCGACCTCGCGATCTCGGTACAACCGCGGCTTGCACTCTTTTATCATTGCTGAAACTTTCCGCAAAATATTTCGGAGGGGTTTCATGCTGCCCATCTTGCGCGCGCTCGGTCCGGCGGTCTCCCGCACCTCAGCGATTGAAGCGATGCGCGCCGGGCTTGGTGCGTTTTTGGGGCTCGGATTGACTGGCTTGTTTGTCTTGTCGCCTGCCATCGATCTCAATTTGGGACTTTACCTCGTCGCCCCGTTTGGGGCGAGCGCCGTGCTGCTTTTTGCGGTACCAAACAGTCCGTTGGCACAGCCATGGTCCGCAATCGTCGGCAACACCGTCGCGGCGCTGGTAGGTGTGGCGGTTAGTATGCTCGTCGCGGATCCTGCATTTCGGATCGCGCTTGCTGTTGCGCTGGCGATCACAGCCACGATCCTGTGCCGCGCGGTTCACCCGCCTGCCGGCGCTGTGGCGATGACGGCAGCGATGAGCCCGGAAGCCGTCGATCAATTGGGCTTCTGGTTTGCGCTGACGCCAGTAGCCAGCGGCACAGTGGTGCTTGTCGTGATTGCAACGGTCTATGCCCGGTTGACGGGGCGCCACTATCCCTTTCGGCAATTCGATGAGCCGAACCGGCATGGCACCGGTGACGCCGAACCTATGGAGCGGCTTGGCCTGACCGGGCAGGAGTTGACCAGCATTCTGGAGCGCTATCGCCAGTCCTTTAACCTTGGCGTCGAGGATCTGGCACGATTGATTGGCGCGGCTGAGCTTCAGGCAGCGGCGCAGCGCACGGGTCCGCTGACGGCCACCGACATCATGTCGCGCAGCCTCGTGACCTTGCGGCCTGACACACCGCTTGGCGAGGTCGCCGATCTGTTCAGCCAGCACCGTTTCACCTCCTTGCCCGTCGAGGATGAAGGCGGTCGCTTTCTAGGCGTGATCTTCCAGATCCATCTGATCGCGCGGGCGCGGGCTGACGCGCTGCGGCTCGATCGAGGGTTCGGGTCCGCAATGAAACGGCTATTGGATCGCGAACGCGAAAAGCCAGTGCGCGCCGAGGAGATCATGAGCGTGGCAGGCCCGCGCGCAACGACCGATACGCCGATCGCAGCATTGCTCCCCATGATGGCAGATGGGGAGGTCGACGCCGTGCCGATTGTCCAGAGCGGAAAGATTGTGGGGATCGTCACCAGAACGGACCTGATCGCGGCGTTGGCAAGGGAAGGGCTGCGGGGCGATTGATTTACGGCTCGCAGACATGCAGAATTTAACCGCTCGGATACGGAAGCTATACTTATGAGGACGTCTATATGGATTGGGGCTGGCATCGTCGTGTTGGGAGGCGCGATTGCCTCCTGCTCTGGTAGGGAACGCATCCTTTGCTTGAACCCGACCGGTTATTGTGGGGGCAGCAGCACTCCAGACCCTGATCGCATCGGAGGAGCATCGTGGTTCCTTTGGCAATCCAGCGCAGAGGAAAGATTGGCGTATTACCGTGAGGAGTGTTCAACCAGCAGCCTGCCGGGGCCCTCCAATGATGTGACGGCATGCGCGCTTCAGCGCATCAAGTATCAGGCCCATTCGAATTGCGTTCAGTTTTATCTGCCACCGACCCGTCCCAAGGACGCGACAGAGAAAGCACAGCGAGACAGGCAGTTTGAAACCTGCAAACGAGACATTCTCAAGCAGCATGGATTGTAAAACCGGTCGGCGTCGTATGGGTTATGTTCCGTGTCCGCGCTCCGAGCCATCGATGCAGCCAATGCGTCCGCAGTAAACGGCCCAAAGCTGCCGTCCCGCAGCGATCCTTGATGCTGCAGTGCGGCCCGTCAGACCTGCCATTCGCTGCAGAAGCGAACCCGTGCGCAGCTCGATAGTATAATCAGGTCACATATCCCAACCCGATACGACTGACACTTCCGCCAACACGTTGGATGAAATTGAGCGCATACTCGTATCGCAGTTTCGCGTGTACGGTAACCTTACTGTCATTGGGTTTGATCTGATCACCGCTGAGCGAAAATGAACTGAGTGAAAGCTTACCATCAACGATCACTCCACCCTCCCTAGCGATAAAAATACGCCAAGTGACTTTCTGACTACTTGGATCAACAACTGGCGATATTTTCTCCAAATTTTCTTTGGCTGGGTCACTACTGATCTTTCGCAAGCCCAAAGCTATGGCTTTGCCTGAATTCAAATGGCGAATGAAACAAAACGAGTTACTGTTTATGTGACTAGCGTCAAGATAATGTAAGTCTATCTGTTCGAGCCGCAGCGCAGTAAATGGCCGCAAATCATTGCTTGCGCCATCAAAAGCGATGCTGGTCTGGCCGGGTTGCAAGTCGCATGCCGGTGTTGCACAGACCCAGAACGTACCATTGTGTTCGAATACGTGGCCGCTATCAAGCTGAGTGGAAGTGGCTTTGTCAGGCAAATTTGAAATATACGCATTATATTTTGCGTTCGCTTCCTTTCGCGCCCCTTCGGAAGCAAGCTCAACGCCATAATGCTTATTGAAAGCGCCTGCCGTCGACTGATCAATTTCAACGATTTTCCTTCCAAAATCGACCAACTGATCTTCGATCAAATAGGACATCGATTCTGTATGTAGCGATATGTGTTCGCGAATTTTGAGCCTTTGTTGGCTTCCAATTTGCGCCGCAGACAAATTTTCTGAAGGGCTTTTGCAAATATCGTCGTAGAATCGAGCGAAAACTTCTGCTTCTTTGAAAACGGCATCTTCAACGACTACGCCCGTGCTATTAAGCGCATGCCGCATCTTAGAGGCCAACAGGCGTGAAGGCGTTGGGCACCAGTCCTCAAGTGCCCGCACTAGATACCCCAGCAGGTCATCCGAATCCTTCCGGACAAAAGCGACAAACCCCTTGGAACACCGAAGCCACGTTTTCTCGGCCGATTTACTCCAAGTTAGACCTTCAAAAGGCTCATTGGAAAAACAGTGTTTTCGCTCTTCTTCAAATTTCTTCAACACCCAGCAGACGAAGAAAAACTTTGTTTTGTTAAAGTCCTCTTCTTTATCAACAATACCCCTCCACCAGTCTTTAACCTTGGTGAAAACGCCATCATCTGCATTACACGCATCTCTCATCGACGTGCCAGCCTGTCTAAGCCGTCGTAGTTTCAAATAGTCCGCTACAGAAAAGTACTCTGCGAAGTTTTCCGACTTTTCGTCAGTACCATCGAAAAAGCCATCAAGTTGGTTCTTCTCAAAGTCATCCACCTTCTCGAGGATCCCGCTAGACAAGTCAGACAGGCACGCATCGTGCAAGGATAGCAAGCACTCCTCCTTCACTGTTTCAAGGTCATCCTCACCTGTGTGGACGACAACCAAATTGAAGTGATTATTGGAAAGAACAGCTTTGAGTATTTGCCTTGCTTTGTCTCCACCGAGTCCACCCGCTTCGCCCTCCAAGTTGTAGTCGAGGATGAGCAGGTCAGATTGATGCAAATGGCTCGCCAACTCCAATGCTGCGACGTTCTCTGTGAGGCCGGGTGCCATGGGGTCATGAAGGTCAATGATCAATCCCGGATCGCGGCTTCGGAAACTCGATATAATGTCTAGCAGTTTTCTGCTATTGCCCTTCTCGGCTTTCCCAGTGGAATGGTGAGCCAATGCCTCATTTTGCTCGGGCGTAGCCAGCCGATCATTCAGGACCTCTTCCCAAGTAGGATATTCATCATCAACGATCATAACAGAGCGAAGAGGCGCAATGAATGACTCGTTAATCAGGTCCCCAAAATTCTTTGCCTCAATCAAAGTTGGCCCCCTTGAGCTCAATCACAAAATTCGCACCATCTAACTTCCGGAACTTTCGATCCGTTGCGAAATGAATGGAATGCCCACCAGCCATCAAGTTGATGCGACAGAGATACAAGCCAATGCCGCGTCCTCCGCTCGATTTCCTCGTGAAAAACATCTTGAACAGGCTCTCTTGATCAACTGGATCAATGCCTGGTCCATTATCCGAGACAATAATCTTTTGATCCTCAACCGAAAGAAACACTTCGGGATCACGAGTATGTGATGTCACAAGCCAATAGACGCTGTTGTTTACTAGATTGATGAACACAGGCAGCAGACGGGATGGCTGTTCGTTGATCGAGAAGCGTTTGAACGCATCCGAAGCATAGATCTTGATCTTTCGGTTGCGCATGACGGCGTCGAAGAAACCCTGCAGATAATTCGATATCTCTTCGCCCGTGATCTCACGGCGCGTGCGAGATCCAGAAATTTTGAGTGGTGACAAGAACTCAAGTTGGTGGCTCAAAGCTTGGAACCCCGTTTCGATCAACTGAGTTCCCGGAATGTCTCCTGCGTGCCGGATTTGCCGGATACCTTCCCGTATCATCCGTTCATTGGAGTTGAGTTCGTGACCAAGGATTTCAACAGTAACACCTAGCTGCGCAACTTGGTTGAGGCGGTTTAGATCATCTCTCAGCGCAATATTGTCTGCGGTCCCCTGCCTTGCAATCAACTCAATGTTGATATTCTCACTCATCACTTCGAGCGCATCTAAATAGGACTGAAAGGTATCCTCGTTTTCTGTGTCGAGCTTCTCGTAGAGGAGCTTCATTTGCTCTAACGCATCGTCAAGGCCGAGGCGCCTCATCCGCACTTGGTCGACAAGCGGCATCGCGTCTTGATGGAATGCCTTGTTGCGTTCGTCAAAGAGCTTCGCAACGCGGGCTATCTCAGAGCCTTGCACCTCATCGATCGATTTGCGCCACGAACGCAATCGCGCCTGGAGCCGGCTCGCATGACTGCTTAGTTGCTTTTGAGCAATCTCTTCTGGCTTGGCTGGGCTAATGCGCTCAATCGCTTCAGCCCGCATTTCTTCTAATTCCTTGATGCGGTCCGACATTTCCGCGAGAATCACGCGAAACTGACGATAATCCTCCTCGGCTGACCCTAAATTTGCAGGAGCTCCGGGAATCCGAAGCTCTGCCAACTGCACAGTCAGGTCCGAAATAAGCCCTTGAACCTCGTTAAGCCCGCGGTCATCTTCAATCTGCGTATTCGGGACAAGAGCCGAAGTTTCATCATAGAGTTTAAAAAGTGTCGGTAGGTTTTTCTTTAGGCGAGATCGAAACGTTTGTGCATACTTCTTGGCGAGTTCTTTACGCTCACGGTCAGCCCTTTCTTTGATATTTTGCGCTCGAATGTCAGGGAGGAGCTCTCTGCGGAGATCTGAACTGCTTCCAAAATACTCGTATGCAGAACGTTTCAAAATATTAATGACAAGAGCGCGCAGAACCTTAGCAGCACGGTTGTCAATAAAACCTTCCCGCCCAGCCTTGTCGCGCAGATTGGGGTTTAGCTCTCGCGACAACGCGACCCGACCAAACATACGACGCTTCGCCCAAAATTCCCGGCCAGCATTCACACTGCGTCGCGTCTCAATTTCGAAAAAGTCGTTCGACAACCGCCCATAAGGCAATACACGGAGGCCGTCTCGGAAAATCAAAAAACCACCATGTTCTTCTATACGTTTGAAGTTAGAAAAATCCTCATCCGAAAGCTTTGAATTATCACGATCTCGTTCGAATGTAGCCAAGTGCAAGCTGAAAGGCCCTACAGAAGTTTTCGGGCCATGAGGTATGTCGAGATCAGTAGGTGGTAGAATTTCATAGTCTGAACCCAAACAGCGCCATTCTCCGTATGCCTTCACCTGACCGCGAAACACGCCCTGTTCATCGACATTCCCCGAGAGAACATGCTCCATTTTCTCGGTAATCTCTCTGCTCACCGAGACTAGGTCATCTTCAACAATCCCGTGCGAGACGCCAGCCTCCCATGTCTTCACCTCATAGGCAAAATTTGGGTCAATCGCATTGATTTCACTAGCTTCCGGACTGACATACGGGTCGGTGAAAGCGTAGAGAGTTGATATAAAGTCCTCACGTGTTTTCCTTGAATTGCCGTCGACTTCCGATGAAGGCAAAAGGGCCCGCAGATCGAAATTTAGGTCAGAGACAATAAGAGCAGTGCCTTTTTCAGATAACCCGTCCCAGACTGGCCAAGGTGTTAGATGCCGTTCTTCAAATCGTGCGGCGACAATCGTTTCAGCTATGAGCTCTGAGGGCCTTTTCGAAAAAAGGTCTTCGTCGGTGGCGACCTTGTCATAGGTTTCCCACGCTAACTTGAGCCGGCTTGTGCGCTTCTCATCGCTTGGTTTGCCCCAAATGTTGTCAGTGAGCCGGTCAAACAGTTCAGGAAGCTGTTCAAACAGTGCTTCCTTCTCGGAAAAGGTCGTGACCGGAATCTCGATGTCTGAAAGAACGAGATAGGGGTTTTCGAAAATTCTCCAATCGATCAGTGCGGCAACGAAGTCTTCGTTTTTCCGCTTGCTGACAATGAGAAGAAGCGGCCCGAGGTTCGCAGATGACAAGCGGCCAATACCCTTTTGCCCCTGCTTAGTGCGCCTTGGAAGGCCGTCTCGATCTGCCGTGTCCGATACGCTTTTGTCGAATTTTGAGTCCGTTCCAACAACGAGCCAGCGATTAACGAAATCATCATAGCTCATTCCGTGGCCGTTATCGAATACTGCCGCAACAGGTTCCGGATCATCAAAGATGTGAAGACTCACGTTTCTGGCGTAAGCATCGTAAGCGTTTTTCCAGAGTTCGGAAATCGCCGTGGGGCAGTCTGCGATCTGCTCGCGACCCAAGTGATCTACGGTTCTGGCTTGGGTCCGAAATGAAAGCGTCTCAATCATGTGGCCTCAAACTCGCCCCGCTCGACTGTCTCACGAATCTCCGATCCGTCAACATCGGTATTTTCGTTTATAAGGTGTTTCTTGATGTATGAAATCAAGTACCTCCCTAGCTCAACTGGTACAGCGTTCCCGATTTGACGCCCCGCCGCCGTTAACCCACCCACGAATTCGTAGTTGTCGGGAAATGTCTGGATACGAGCTGCCTGCCGGAGGGTGATGCCATGGTGTTCCGTTGGATGGACGAACCGACCCTTGGAGGGATTAATGCAGGCTGTGGTCATTGTTGGGGCGGGTTCAGCCGGGTTGATACGGCCATAAACGTCTTTGTGCCCGTCGTGTTCTCTATGACACGGAAGTACGCGCCCCGAATCTTTCCGGCTACCGCCATTTGGAGGCGTCTTGCGAAATGCCTCAACGAGTTCGGCGCCGTGGTTCATGTGGATGTCGTTTTCATCGCCTTGCGATGCTGCCCGAAAGACATGCTCACAGGACACCCATATCTCATGCCCGTCGCTCGCCTTGTTGGGAGGAAAATGAGTTGCTGCTGGCGGCCACTGGAAGTCGCGCACACGCTCTGGCTCTCTCACACCGAGAATAAACACGCGTTTCCGGCGTTGAGGAACACCGAAGTCGCGTGCGTCAAGAGTAATCGGTTGATATAAATGATACTTGGCCTTCGTTCCCTCGTCGTAGAATTTTTCGAGGAAGTCCCTGTGACGGTCCCACAGCAAACCAGGGACGTTCTCAACCAGAAACACCCGAGGGCGAAGAGCCTTCACAAAATCAAAGTACGCTAGTAATAATTGATTTCTCGGGTCGTTCACGCCCGCGTCCAAAATTCGATGTGTCGAGAACCCCTGACATGGAGGCCCTCCCAGCAGAATGTGACACTCCGCATCGCCCAAGACTTGTGCGCGGATTTGCTCAGCAGAATACTCTAAAATGCTCTGATCCAACACAGTAGCATTGCGTGCTGCGTCTCGTTTCAGCAAATTTTTCTTGTAGGTTTTCACCGCATAGGCGTCATTTTCAATTGCAAACGCAATATTGAATCCAGCCTCGATCGCGGCCAGAGACAAGCCCCCTGCACCAGCAAACAGATCGACGGCCAAGGGGGTGTTTTTGGTATTGTTTCTGCCCATGTTGCCCGCGTTGGTTGTGCCCTGCAGCAACAGTAGTGGAACGCAGGGTTGGCTTCAAACATCATGTGGTACCCATCGGAGATGTGTTTTGAGTGCCCAACCATGTAGCGTCATCCGTGTCACCGGTAGCTCATATGCAGGATCATTGGCATTTCACAAGTTGTAAACGAAGGTCCGCTCTTACATTTGCTCGGTGTTGCCCGCGTGACTGCAGCGAACGGCAGCTCCCCGCCCATCCTGCCTGTCCCGAGCCCGCAACTCCACCCCCCAACCCGCCAGAGGACAGCACCGCCCCGTTCCCTGCATCCTAGCCGCGAGGCCACGGGAGCACGGAGTTGGGATGTCGGAGCCAGAGATTGCGCAAGCGCGGCTTGAGGAGCGTCTGAGCGGGCTGCAGCGGGAGCTGGAGCGGCTGGGCGATCGGATGACGCGTCAGGAGAACCGGCTCTGGCTGGGGGTCGCTGGCGTGGTGTCCGTTGTCGTGTCGCAGGTGCTGCGGCAGTTCCTCTTGGGCGGAGGGCTGCAATGATTAGCGCCGCCAATGCCATGGGCGCGGCGGGGGCGGTGGCTCTGGCCTTCAGCACCGCCATAACGGCCGACACCATCGTGCAGGTGACGAAGCGGCCGATGATCCAGGCCGAAGGCTCATATCACCGCGCGGTCGCACCCGGTGAGACCATCCTCATCCCGTGGCGGGTCAACAAGGCGGCCGATTGCCCTGGCAATGCCGGGCGGGTCTGGAGCGGCGCACAAGGCTTTCACTTGGCGGAGCCGCTGAAGCCTGCAGCCATCCCCACCACCGACAGCTGGCGCCTGTTTCGCATCGAGACCACGATCCCCGCGCTGGCGCCCGAAGGTCCGCTGCAGCTGCGGATCGTGGGCACGTATACCTGTCCGGAAGGCCGGTTCGATTTCACGCTCGGACCGGTCGTGCTGACCGTCCGTGCTCCCGTAGAAAAGGAGAGCTGAGATGCGCTCGAACTATCCGCAGATGCAGCGATGGATTGGATTGTCGGAGGGCGGGTTCATCGACCATCCGGACGATCCCGGCGGCGCTACGGATCGCGGCATCACGCAAGCCACGTTCGATGCCTGGCGGCGACGCTTGGGCGAGCCGCTGGAGCCGGTGCGCGGGATCTCCAAGGCCGAGGCAGAGCGGATCATCGCCTTTCAGTATCTCGACCGCGTCGGTGCTGATGAGTTGCCTGCGGGCCTCGATTACGCCGTGGCGGATTTCGCGGTGAATAGCGGCGTGAGCCGGGCCGCGCGCGAGTTGCAGCGCGTGCTGGGCGTCACCGTCGATGGCGTCGTCGGGGTGCAGACGCTGGCCGCTGCGAACCGGCTCAGCGCGCAGGGCGTGGAGGAGGTCATCATTGCGCTTTGCGAGGCGCGTATGGCGTTTCTGAAACGGCTGCGGCACTGGGGCACCTTTGGGCGCGGCTGGACGCGGCGGGTGATGGGGGAGCGGCCCGGCATCCAGCACCGCGACAATGGCGTGATCGATCGCGCGGTGATGCTGGCGCGGGCTACACGCAGCACCACCGTCAACAACGTAGTGCCGGGTCCGGTGCGAGCGGGACAGGGCAAGGGCGATCCCGCCGCGCGAAGTTGCGCCCTAACGCAGTTGTTCCGGAGGCCTGCGTGATGGCTGCCGATCAGAACGCCAAGGCCTGGTGGCTGAGCCGCACCATCTGGTTCAACGTTGCGGTGGGCATGGTCGGGATCGGCAGCGAGTTGATGATCGTGGCCGACTACCTGCCGCAGGAGTGGCAGGCACCGGCACGGCTGAGCCTGTCGCTGCTGACCGCCGCGGGCAATGTCATCCTGCGCGGTGTTACCCGCCAGCCCGTGACGCGGAGCCCGGCGTGAGCGCGCTGCTGGCTTGGGTGGCGGGCACCCGCGCAGGACGGGCGCTAAGCGCCGCCCTGACGACCGTGGCCGCGTTGGCGCTGGCGCTATGGGTCGCATTCACCAAGGGCAAACGGGAGGCAGGGCAGAGCCATGCGCGCGAGGATCACAAGCGAGCGGAGGCGCTGCGGCGTCGGGTGCAGGCGGCGCGCGATCACAGTCGGAGCGATAAGCGTGGCCCTGATGAGCGGCTGCGCGAGCATGGGCGGCTCCGTGACTGAGCGCGCGCTCTGCGACGAGCTCCGCCGCGATCTGCCAAGTTGGTCGCGCGCCGACACCGCGCAGTCGCGGCGCGAGGGGGCGGACTTCCTCGACACATTCGCCGCCGCGTGCCCCCGGTAATGGGTCCTTCTCGGGCCCGGGCGGCCTGCGGGTAGCAGGGCAGCGCAGGAGTTTATTTCTGCGTGGGCGCTGGGATCGCGGCTTTTTATTATATCTGAGCCAGGCGGGCAGGGGCGATGAGCAACAGGATCGGACGGGGGCAGACCCTCAACCGCACGGAGATGGCCGATCATCTGGGGATTGCCATGCCAACGCTCGACGATTGGGTGCGGCGCGGCTGCCCGGTCGTGTCGCGGGGCGGCCGGGGCCGGGCATGGCAATATAACACCGCCGATGTCCGCGAGTGGCGCGATCAGGATATTCGCGAAGAGATGGCCGGCACCGCCACCGCCAGCATCGATGAGCTGAAGCGCCGCAAGCTGCAGGCCGAGACCGAGCAGGCGGAGCTGGATCTGGCGCGCGCCAAGGGGCAGGTCGTGCCGGTGGCGCAGTTCGAGCGTGCCATGTCGATCGCCTTTGGCGAGGTGCGCGCGCGGTTGCGCAATGTGGTGCCGAGCCGGGCCGGGCGGCGGCTGGTGGGCGAGGGCGACGAGACCCGGATCAAGGCGGTGCTGCGCGAGGAGATCGACCAGGTGCTGGAGGCGCTCGCCGATGATGCGCTGATCGCCGAGGAGGATCTCGATATCGATGCCGAGGACGACGAATGACCGTCTTTGATCGCAAGCTCCGATCCGCAGGCCAGTTCGGCAATGTGTTTGGTCTGCTGGGTGCGGCGGCGCGGGCGCAATCGTTTCTGCGCCCCCCGCCTGATCTGACGCCTTCAGCCTGGGCGGAGGCCAATATTCAGATCCCGATCGGCAATGCGGTGCCCGGCCTGATCCGGTTCGACAACGCGCCGTATCAGCGCGAGCCACTGGATATGACCGCTAACCCCGCCTGCACCCGCATCACGCTGATGTGGGGCGCGCAGGTCGGCAAGACCCAGACCGCGCTCTGCGCTCAGGCCTTCCGGGTGGCCTTCGACCCGGTGTCGCAGATCATGATGCAGCCCAGCCAAGGCGATCTGCACACTTGGCTCGAGACCAAGTTCAACCCGCTGGTCGAGGCCAATGACACGCTGCAGGAGTTGATCGCCAAGCCGCGCGGGCGCGATGGCGTTAATAACCAGCGCATGAAAAGCTATCCCGGCGGTTTCATGATGTTCAGTTGGTCGGGATCGCCCAAGACCATGCGGGGCCGTTCAGCGCCGTTTATCGTCTGCGATGAGACCGACGGCTATGACCGCACCCATGAGGGCCATCCGGTGGGGCTGCTGTTCCAGCGTGCCGCGACCTTTGGCGACCAGCGTCTGCTGATGGAGATCAGCACGCCTACAATTAAGGATGCCAGCTGGATCGAGGGGGCGTTCGAGCAGGGCGATCAACGCCGCTATCATGTGGTCTGCCCGCACTGCGGCCATCACCAGACCCTCGACTGGGCCCATGTCAGCTGGGAGAAGGATGCAAATGGTGCGCATTTGCCGCAAACCGCGAGCTATCTCTGCGCGGGGCCCGGCTGCGGCACCGCTTGGAGCGATGGCGAGCGCATCGCCGCGATCCGTGATGCCGAGCGGCTGGGCGCGGGCTGGAAGGCGGCGCGGCCGTTCCGGGGTCATGCATCCTATCACCTGAGCGAACTTTACAGCTGCTTTCGACGGCTGTCGGACATTGTGCAGTCCTTCCTCGACAAAAAGGCGGCGAATGATCTGCAGACCTTTGTCAACGTCTCGCTTGCCGAAACCTGGGAGGAGGAGGGCGAGCAGGTCGATAGCGCGGAACTGATCCAGCGCGCTCAGGCCTTTGCCGCGCCGGTGCCGCAAGGTGCGGTGCTGCTGACCGCCGGGATCGACATGCAGGAGGACCGGCTCGAGGTCGAGGTGGTGGGCTGGGGCCTGGGCGAGGAAAGCTGGTCGGTCGATTATCAGGTGTTCTGGGGTGATCCGATGCGCGCCGATGTCTGGGCCGATCTCGATGACCTGCTCGATAGCAGCTATCTGCACCAATCCGGTGCGCAGCTGCCGATTGCCAGTGCGGCGCTCGACACCGGCGGCACTGGCGGCATGACCACCGCGGCCTATGAGTATGTGCGCACGCGGAAGGGCCGGCGGCTTTTCGCGATCAAGGGCGTGGGCGGTTGGGGCCGACCGATCGTCACCGCACCCAGCCGCAAGCGCACCGGCCGCGGCGCGCGCCCCGTCGATCTGTTCAATGTCGGCGTAGATGAAGCCAAGGTCGTGGTGATGCGGCGTCTGGGCATCACCGCACCGGGGCCGGGCCACTGCCACTTTCCACTAAGCCGCGACCCGGAATGGTATGCCCAGCTCACAGCCGAACAACTGCGCACCCGCATGCTGAAGGGCTATGCGGTACGCGAATGGCATCAGCGCCGACCGCGCAACGAGGCCTTCGATTGCCGGGTCTATGCGCTGGCGGCGCTGAAGATCCTGAACCCCAACCTCAAGAAGCTGGCCGACCGGCTGGGGCTGGCCGCGCCGCAATCAGTGCCGAACGCCCCGCCAGTGGCGGAAGCTCCCCCCGCGTCGGAGGAGCGCGCGCCGGCGCCTAAGCTGCGCCGCCGGTCGAGCCGCAATCCGCCAGAGGAAACTGCGATGGCAATGGGCGAAGATGCCGCCAAGCCCCGCCGGCGCGCCAAGCGTCGCAAGCGCCGGGGTGGTGGCTGGATGAACGAATGGTGAGCCCGTGACCCGAACCCTCCCGAAGCAGATCACCGCTGGCGAGACGCTGGCATGGCCGATCACGCTGACCGCCTATCCAGCAGGCGACTGGACGTTGACGCTGATCCTGCGCGGTGCCGGAGCCATCGACCTGACCGCCGAGGCCGATGGCGCGTCACATCTGCTGCGCGCCGACGCGGCGCAGACCACCGCCTGGGTGCCGGGTCGCTACTGGTATGTCCTGCGGGTGAGCGATGGCACGGATGTGCTGGGGCTGGAGGAGGGCACGTTGGAAATCCGCGCCGATCTCGCCAGCCTCGAGGCGGGCTATGACGGGCGCGATCATGTCGCACGGGTGCTGGCCGCGATTGAGGCTGTAATCGAGAACCGGGCCACCATCGATCAAGAGCGCTACCGCATCAACAACCGAGAGCTGCAGCGCACGCCGTTGGGCGAGCTGCTGAAACTGCGCGACCGCTATACCCGCGAAGCGCAGCGCAAGGCGATGGCCGCGCGGGGGCAGTCCCTGCTGGGCCGCAAGATCCATACGAGGTTCGTCTGATGTTGGGCTGGCGTCGCGCCTCTGCCGCATCCGCACCAGCATCGGCTCCCGAACCTGCCAAAGGCCGGCCGCTGGCGACATCCCGACCCCGACGGATGCCCGGGGTCGGGCGGGCGCTGGCCCGGCTCTATGACGCGGCCAAGAGCGACCGGTTGACCGGCAATTGGGGAACCCAGCCATTGACCGCCGATGAGGTGGTCCGCCGCAACCTGCGCCCGCTGGTGGCGCGCTCGCGCGAGCAGGCGGCCAATAACGACTATGCCCGCAGGTTCCTCAAGATGTGCCGCCAGAACATCGTCGGGCCGCGCGGCGTCCTGTTGCAAGCGCAGGCAAAGGATCCCGGCGGTGCGCTCGACACGCTGGCAAACGATGCGATCGAGGCCGCCTGGTCACAGTGGTGCCGCCCCGGCAATTGCGACATCACCGGCCGCCAGTCGCTGCGCGCGATCCAGGCACAGGCGGTGGTGAGCATGGCGCGCGATGGCGAGTATATGATCCGGCTGGTAACCGGCGCGGCGGCGGGCGATTGGGGGCTGGCGCTCCAAGTGCTCGATCCACAGCGCTGTCCGGTCGATTACGACGTGAAGAAGCTGCGCGGCGGCGGCTTTATCCGGCACGGCATCGAGTTCAACGCCTGGGGGCGGCCTGTGGCCTATCACTTCACCACCGCCTCCGCCGAGGATGATGACGACGCCTATCTGCGCCAGGGTCGGGCGTTCGTGCGGATCCCGGCGGATCAGATCGTGCATGGTTTTGAACCGGAGATGACCGGCCAAAAGCGCGGCCTGCCTTGGATGGCGACGGCGCTTTGGCGGATGCAGATGCTGGGCGGGTTCGAAAAGGCGGCGCTGGTCAATGCGCGGGCCAGCGCGGCCAAGGGCGGCTGGTTCCAGTGGAAGGAAGGCTTCGGCCCAGATCACGACGAGGAGGATGGCGATCTGGAAATGGAGGTCAGCCCCGGCATCTGGCAGGAGCTGCCGGAAGGGGTCGAGGCCGTGGCCAATGATCCGCAATATCCCTCGGGCGAGTTCGCCATGTTTCACAAGGCCATGCTGCGCGGCATGGCTTCGGGGATGAACGTCACATACGTCAATCTCGCCAATGACCTCGAAGGCGTAAACTTCAGTTCTATCCGCCAAGGCACGCTCGATGAGCGTGAGCATTGGAAAGAGATGCAGGAAGGCCTGATCGAGCAGCTGCTGGCGCCGATCTTCGAGGCTTGGCTGCGCCGCGCGCTGCTCAAGGGGCGGATCGTGGTCAATGGCAAGCCGCTGCGCGCCGAACGGCTGGAGAAGTATCGCGCGGTGGTCTGGCAGCCGCGGCGCTGGGACTGGATCGATCCCAATGCCGATGTGAAGGCGGCGGTGACCAGCAAGAACAACCTGCTGGCGAGCCCTTCGCAGATCATCCGCGATCGCGGCCAGGACCCTGAAACCATCTGGCGCGAGATCGGCCGCGACATCGCTGCAATGCGCGGGGCCGGCATCGACGACCGCTTCATCGAGATCGCCTTGGGCATGAAGGTCGCCCCCCAGGGCGAGGGTGAAGGGGGCGATGAGGGGGCTGCGCCGGGTTCCCGCAAACCGCCAGAGGACTGAGCGTCACCGATGTTCGATGTTGGGCACAGCAGACGAACACAAGGGGCGATTATGGCGGATGATCATCGACAGGCGGGAGGGCTGGCTGCCGCGCTGCTGGGGCATTGCCTGACCCGTGCGGTGACGCCGGAGCAGATCAATGCCGGCGGCACCCAGGGGCAGCTGCGCCGGACGGGCGAGGTTCGCACTGTCGACACCGATGCGCGCACGGTGGAGCTGGCTTTCTCCAGTGAGACCGAGGTCGAGCGCTGGTTCGGTACGGAGGTGCTCGACCATCGCCCTGGCGCGATGCGCTCCGAACGGCTGGCGGGCGGCGCGGCGCTTTTGGTCAATCACGACTGGGACGATCAGATCGGCGTCGTCGACCGGGTGCTCGAGGGCACGGATGCGCATCGTGCAGTGGTGCGCTTCGGGCGGGGGCCGCGCGCCGACGAGATTTTCCGCGACGTGCAAGACGGCATCCGGCGCCATGTCAGCGTCGGCTATGTCGTGCACCGGGTCGAGGTGGAGACCCGCAAGGGTCAGAGCGACCTAGTGCGGATCACCGATTGGGAGCCGCTGGAGATCTCGATCGTCAGCGTGCCTGCCGACCCCAATGTGGGTGTCGGCCGCAGCCTGGAGACGGGATCGCCGTCCGGGGCAACACTCAACGAACAAGGGAACACTGGGATGCACACAAAGATCACCCGTGACGCATCGGGCAATCTGGTCCGGGCCAAGGTCGATGACGACGGCAATATCGTCGAGGTCCTCGAGATCATCGAACGCGCGGGCGAGGATGCCGCCGCCGCGCAGCGGCGCGGCTCGGAAGCCGAGCGCGCCCGGGTCCGTGCGATTATCGAGATGGGCGATCAATACGGCGCCCCGGATCTGGCCCGCGATCACGTCCGTGATGGCCGCACGGCGGCGGAAATGCAGGCCGCGCTGCTGGCGCATCTGGCCGAGGGCCGCAGCACGCCGCTGACAGAGGCCGAGGGCGCCGATATCGGTCTGACCGGGCGTGAGGCCGAAAGCTTCTCCTTCACCCGCGCGCTGCGGGCGCTTGCCAACCCCGCGGATCGCCGGGCGCAGGAGGCCGCCGCGTTCGAGTTCGAAGCCTCTGCCGCCGCCGCACAGCGCTCGGGCCGCGATCCGCAGGGCATTCTGGTGCCGGCGGATGTGCTGCGCCGCGCGCTCAACACCGCCAGCGATGGCTCGGCGGCGGGCGACACCGGCGGTTATTCCGTCGACAATGAGCTGATGTCGCAGAGCTTCGTGGAGATGCTGCGCAACCGGACGGTGGCCATGCAACTGGGCCGGGTGATGGGGGGCCTCGTCGGCAATATCACCGTGCCGCGGCAAGCAGCTGGTGCGTCGGGTTACTGGATCGGCGAGGATGAGGACGCCACCGAGGACAACCTCGAGCTCGACCAGATCGGGATGAGCCCGAAGACGGTCGCAGCCTATTCCGAGATCACCCGCCGCCTGCTGATGCAGTCGAGCCTCGATGTCGAAGCTATCGTGCGCGCGGATCTCGCCTCGGCGCTGGGTCTGACCATCGACAAGGCTTTCTTCTACGGCACCGGCTCCGACAACCAGCCGCGCGGTATCAAGAATTATGCGGGCATCAACGCAGTGGACTTCGGCACCGATGGGGCAGGGGCGGGCACCGGTCAAATGCCGAGCTACGCTGAGATCGTGGCAATGGAGAGTGCCATCGCCGCCGACAACGCTGATGTGAATGCCATGGCCTATGTGATGAACTCCGGCATGCGCGGGCATTGCAAGACCACGCCCAAGTTCACCGGCGGTGCCGACCAAGGGCTGATCTGGGAGCCGGGCGGCACGGTCAACGGCTACCGCTCGGAGGTCACCAACCAGATTGCCGCGGGGGATCTGTTCTTTGGCAACTTCGCCGATGCGCTGATCGGCATGTGGGGCGGGCTGGAGATCAACGTCGATCCCTACACCCATTCCAAGAAGGGCCGCCTGCGGGTGGTGGCGATGCAGGATGTCGACTTCGTTCTGCGCCGGCTCGAGAGCTTCTGCTACGGCGCCGACAGCACCGCCTGACCCTGATCCTCCCGATGCGGCAGGGCCTGCGGGTTCTGCCGCTCCATCCTCATATTCGGAGCCAAATGCATGAAAACCTTCGATCTGGAGATCACTTCCGCCGTCGTCATCGACGGTAAGATCCGCGCAGCGGGCAGCCGCGTCACCGCGAACCGCCGCCTTGCGGTGAACCTGCTGCAACGGGGCAAGGCGCAGGTTGCCTCGGGCGAGGGCCCGTTGCGGATGAGCGGCCCCATCGCCTCCGACAGCGGCGCAACCGAGGGAGATGATCTGCCGCTGGCCGACCACACCGTGGCGGAGCTTGTCGAACTGGCGGCGGAATACGGCATCGAGGGCGCAGGCCGGATGAAGAAGGCCGAGCTGATCGCCGCCATCGAAGCCGCCGAAGAAGGCGCGCAGGACTGATGCCCGCGCCGTCCTGGGAACAGCTCGACAGCTTTCTACAGCCCGGTGATTTCGCTGTGCTGGCGGAGGTCGCGCTACAGGGCGGCGGCACCCGCGCGCTGCTGGGGCTCTTCGATGCGCCCTACTACAACGCGGAGCTCGGAGAATATGACTTCGACACGCGGCAGCCGCGCTTCACCTGCAAGGCGGCGGAGGCGGGCGGCATCGGGCGCGGCGATATCCTGAGCCTTGCTGGAACGAGCTATGACGTGCTGACCGCGCCGCAGGAAGACGGCACCGGCCTCGCGGTTTTCGAACTGGCCGAACGCGCAGGCACCTAAGGAGAGGCAGATGGCGAACACCGAACAGCGCATCCTTGAGCGTGACCAGACCGGGCGGCTTCTGACCGTGCAGGCCAATGGCGGAACCGTCGTGATCGAGGTCGAGCACGCGCCCGGCATCTGGATCACCGCCGACACGGTCGCGGCGGATTATGTGGGCGAGATCCGAGGCATCGGCGTCGCACGCTTCCGCCTGACGCCCTCGGGCGGCGCAAGCTGGCAGGTGCACCCATGAGCGTCACCGGCGCAATCCTGACCCCCGGCGTGGTGTTCGCGCCGCGGCTGCCGGTGCTTCCCCGTTTTCCACTGCAGCCCGAAGGGTTGTTCCGGGACGGCACGGCGGGCGCGCTTATGGACGCGAGCGCGCTGACCCTGGCCGGCCGGGCGCTGTTCTACACGGATGCTGGCAACACTGCGGCGGAACCGAGCGAGAGCATCCACACGTTCCTTGACACCGCCCGCGCGCGGCTATGGTCATCGGGCGCAGCCTATGGTGCTCTGGAAGGCAACCACGCCACAAACGTCAACGATGCTCAGCAGCCGGCGCTGGGCAGCGCGCCGGTGGAGGTGAGGAACCTGCTGGCAGATAGCGCTGACTTTACGCAGTGGTCTGTGGATAGCGCAGCGGTGACGCCCCGCCCGGTTTCCGGAAAGGACGCGGACTTCTTGGTCGCTGATACCAAGTCTTTTTCGCGCTACTCAGGGGCAGTGCTACAGGGACTAGACTATCCGACGGGCGAGCATATCGTTTGGGCTGACCTGGAAGAAGGCACAGCTCGATATGCGGTGATCGGCATCGACAACAATTCAGGTTATGAAGCTGGTGCAGCTTTCGATCTGCAAACCGGAACTGTTATCGGGTTCAATGGCCACGTTGCCATCGGCATGAGTGACGCGCGCATGGTGCCGCTTGCTGGCGGTGGCTATCGTTGTGAGGTTGTGTTCTCACGTTCGGATACGAATGCTCATGTGATACGAATTTCAAGTTCTGTGAGCGAGCCGCCTCGAGGCGGCACTTACGGCTACGACACCGACGGCGACGGCGTCTCTGGCATCTACCTGTACGGGGCGCAACTTGAGGCTGGCGACACTGCAACGGCTTTCCAAGAAACGGACGCGGCGAATCTTTGTATCACCGAGGGAGAGAAGCCCTGCTACAACTTCCTTCGCTTCGACGGCGTGGATGATAAGCTGTCCCAAGTAATGCCGGATGGCCTCGACGGCGACGTGATGATCTTCGGTCGTAAAGGCTCGTGGATTGATGCCGGAGTCACGGTGGCACCCGGTGGCACGCTGACCGCGATCAACGGTGCGGATAGCGTGAACACCCCCGGTATCATCTCTGTGCTTGGTGATATCGTCGGGTGGCTCGCGCTTGATCGAGCGATCACCTCTGAGGAACAAGCGGACCTGCTGGCCTATTACGCGAAACGTGGGGCAGGCGGGCTGTATACGCTTGGGCCGGAGTTGGTCGTTAATGGTGACTTTTCGTCGAATGATCTGTCTATGTGGACGCCTTTTTCTTCGGACAGTCCACTTGAAATAGTGAGCGGGGAAGCGCGATCGACGGCGACAATAAGCGGCGGCGATTCTGGCCGGAATTACCAAGTAATACCTACAGTTGTAGGGAGGCCATATATTGCCACTATCCGTATGCGCGCGGGCACCGGACGGTCCTTCGCGTATTTGGGCTGGGTGGCAAACGGCACGCACTACGGCATCAAGGGTAACAGCGCGACTGTTATGCGGGAGTATACCTTCACGTTTGAAGCGCTCACGTCGTCCACTTATTTTGGGGTGCGCGCCGATGGTCCAGCAAATGGTAAGGACGCTTACTTCGACAACGTTTCGGTCAAGGAGCTGGTGCAATCATGACCCATTACTCCGCAGTCCTGATCATGCCCGCCGCCCTGATCGACAAGGCCAATGCTCTCGGCTCTGCTATGGGCCACGGGCCAGAAAGCTACTCCGTGCCGCTCTCCGATGGCGAGGGCGTCACGCATTACGGTGCACGAGCTCGGGTCTTGCCGGCCTTTTCTGCCATGCTGGCGGCGGCAGGGCGCATCACGCCTGAAGAGTGGCCTCTCTACGGTCTCGATGCGGCACAGGTTACAGAGGGCGGCTCGGCGGTCGCGGCTCTTGACCTAGCCGCCTACGATCTGACCGAGGCTGACCGCGACGAGGTCATCACGCAACTGATCTTCGACATTCGAGCGGAGGGTGCAGCTGATCCGCGCGATCATTTCGCAGATGTTAGCGAGGCGAACGGGCTGGCGCCGGATGATCGAGCTTGATCTCGATCCCGGCCAACTGCGCCGCATCGGCGCGGAGTTCGGCGCAAGCGAGCAGGACCTGCGCCGGGCCTTCGCCCGCGCGCTGTCGCGCACCGCTCGCAGCCTGCGCAGTCAGGCGCGGCAGGCGCTGCGTCAGGGGCTGGGGCTGCGCGCGGCGTCGGTGCTGAAGGCACGGCTGAAGCTCGACCGCCTGCGCGCCCAGGGCAACCGGATGGGGGCGGCACAGCTGTGGATCGGCAGCAACGATCTGCGGGCCGATGCGTTCAAGGGCAAGCCGCGCCAAGGGCCAGTCGGCGCGCTGGTCGGCGGTCATAGCTGGCCCGGGGCCTTCGTGGCGCGGGGCGCGGGAAGCGGCAAGGCCATCGTCTTCGAGCGGCGCGGCCGCGCCCGGCTGCCGATCGAGGTCGCGACCGAGCCGGTCCATAAGGAGATGGTCGAGATCCTCGAGCGTCAGGTCTTTGCCGAGGCGCGGCAACTGGTGATGAAGAACTTCCGAGCCGAGGTGAAAGCTCGCACGATCTATAGGGTGGGCCGATGAACGCCGAGACCGAGGTCGCGCTCGACACGCTGCATCAGGCGATCCTCGACCACATCGCCGCGGCCTTCCCGGCGCTGGCCACCGTGAGCGACTATCCCGAAGAGCGCCGGCACCTGTCGCTGCCCGCGTGTCTGGTGGAGCTGGCGGAGATGGACGGCGTGCCGGACCTCGACCCCGGCACCGGGCAGCTGGCGGTGATGACCCGCTGGGAAGCACGCCTGATCATCGGCTGGCGCACCGCCAGTGCCGCACGCGAGATCCGCAGGCTGGCGGGTGCGCTCGGCGTCACCATCCATCAGCAGCGCTGGGGCCTGCCGGTCGGCACGGCAGAGGTGCTGGGCATGACGCCCGACGCCTTCGAGCCGCAGCTCGACCAGTTCGTTGTCTGGCGCGTCGACTGGCAGCAGGTCGTGCATCTGGGCGAAAGCGTCTGGAGCCCGGATAGCAGCCTGGTCCCAAGCGAGATCCTCTACAGCACAGCGCCGGAGATCGGCCCGGTGCATGAGGAGGCCTATGCGCCGATCGATGAGGCCACGCCGTGAGTTGGAGCGCCGGAGAGCAGGCCCGCCGGCTGCACGGGCTGGTGCGGATCGGCCGGGTGACCGCCGTCGATCCTGGTCGGGCGCGCGCCCGCGTCAGCCTCGGCGGCGAGACCGAGACCGCCTGGCTGCCTTGGACAGGCGGCCGGGCGGGCAGTATTCGGGAATGGGCGCCGGTAACTGTGGGCGAGCAGGTGGTGGTGCTTTCGCCCGGCGGCGAGACGGGGCAGGGCGTAATTGCCGGATCGCTCTTCAGCGCCGCCCATGCCGCCCCTTCAAACGATGGCGCCGCGCATCGGCTGGAGCTGGGCGGCTCCTCGATCACCATGACCGGCGATGCCATCACGCTGCAAAGCAACGGCTCTAGCCTCACGCTCGACGCGGCAGGCATCCGCCTCAATGGCGCACGGATCGATCTGAACTGATGCCGGCGGTCGCGCGCATCGGTGATCCCTTCTCCACCGGCCATCCCTGCGACGGCACGAGCACCATCGCGACTGGCAGCAGCACCGTTTTCGCCAATGGCATCCCCGTTGCGCGGCGTGGCGATGCCTCGGCCAGCCATAACCAGCTGGTGGGCGGGGTTTGTGTACCGCACACCGTCGCGATCGCAGGCGGCAGCGGCACGGTCAGCGCCGACGGCATCGCGCTCGCGCGGATGGGGGACGGAATTGACGCGGGGGCGATCAGCGGCGGCTCGGGGGATGTGTTTGCGGGGTGAGGCGGGTGGCGGCAGCGCGGGTGCGGCGTCGCTTCCGGGACGAGCCGGACTTTCTGTCGCGCTGCCGCAAGTCTGCTACGAGCCCGTTTCCCAACAAGCCGCTGCGTAGCATCTCCCAAGTGCAGAAAGGCTGTGTTGGTAATCGCGGCCTCGAACTGGACGTCGTTTATTTCCAAAGCTACGTTCGTTCGCGCCTTTTGGGGCCGCCAAGACCCGTTACACTGTTGCACATAAGTAGACGTGTTTGACGGTCACGCTTACGTTTCGTTGTTCTTGCCCTTGAAAAGCTCTGCCAATTCCCGGGGGATGGTGGCCTTCATGTACTCGTCAAAGGAGTTCAGGTTCTCGATTGTCGGAATGTCTGTTCTGTCTGCAAACGCTCTTATTCCGTCAGCGACATTCCGCCTGCTAAGTGTGCCAAGGCTCACCTGACCGGCTTCTAGCTCGTACTGCAGTGAGCCTGACCAAGTATCCATTATTCCGTAGCCAGGTGCGAGGGCAATCGATCTCCGGCGCCCTTTGACCTCATGCTTCGCCAAGGCGACACGCAGATGATCGATCTGTCTATACAGCACATGAGTTACACGCAGATCTTCTTCCATCAACCTGCGACTGTCCGTTGCTTCCAACACGCGTCGTAATTGTTCGGCACGGATTTCCATTCCGGGGTGTTGAAAGTCCTGATCCTGCCGCAGCTCATCAATTCTGTCTTGCAGCGTGCCTTTTTCCAAAAGTTGTAGAGTATCATTGATCAATTGACGCCATGTTCGAAGCAACTCGTAAACGCTGAACATCCACATTTGGCTTTGAGCGTTCAGGAAGAATATACTGCTTAAGTCGCGATCATCCTTGAAATTTTCCCTGAGCACTTCGAATTCCAAGCCAGTCAAAAACTGATCAACGAGTCCAAGATTTGTAGCTTGCATACGCATATAGGGGTCATCGAACATCTGTAGTGAAATTAATGCGCTAGGCAGAGCACTCCAATCGATCTCCTCTGGCTTGAGAACGCGGCGTTCATCACCATGGTAATAGTCTTTTTTGTCATCTGTCATAGTGTGAAATCTATCGGATGCTCCAGCAGGAGAAGATTACTTAGGCAAGCCGCATCTGGCAATATTTTCGCGCCCCACAAGTGCACATGTTTCCGAAGAAGCGTATCAAGTTCTTCGCAAGCTGGCAGCGCAGGCTGCGCTTTTTCTAGTCTAAGTTTCAAGTTGCGTTGTGACGAACAAGCGGGACTACCTGCTTCCGCGGCGTTGCCGCTGAAACCGAATGGTCTCCTTCGCGCCCAGCAGCGGTCGTTCGTTTACGGCGAACGTCCGCGTTCCGCCCTATCCTGCTGTCCCAACCCGCCAGAGGACCGCGCTTAGCCGATAGGGCACACTGGCCCCATGAACGGCATCAGCGCACTCACCGGCACCTCGCTTTCGGGCATCGATCACCTGCGGCAGTCGATCCGCGACATCCTGACGACGCCGATCGGCAGCAGGGTGATGCGGCGGGACTATGGCTCGCGGCTACCGGCGCTGATTGATGCGCCGATGAATGCCGCGACCTTGCTCGATCTCTATGCGGCCACGGCGGAGGCGCTGAGCACCTGGGAGCCGCGGCTCGATCTCGAGCAGGTCACCGCCAGCAGCGCGGCCGCGGGCCATGTCGTGCTGTCGCTGAGCGGCACCTATCTGCCTGATGGCCAGGCAATCACCCTAGACGGGATCGAGGTGAGCTGATGGCGGGGTTTACCGCAGTCGATCTGTCGCAGCTGGCCCCACCGGAAGTGGTAGAGCCGCTGGATTATGAGGGCATCCTGGGGGCGTTGGTCAGCGACCTGCGTAATCGCGCGCCGGAGTTCGATGCTTTGGTGGAGAGCGACCCGGCCTTCAAGATCCTCGAGGTGGCAGCCTATCGCGAGATGCTGCTGCGCCAGCGGGTCAATGAGGCCGCGCAGGGCGTGATGCTGGCCTATGCCGGTGGCGCGGATCTTGATCAGATCGGCGCGAACTTTAGCGTGGCGCGGCAGGTTCTTGATCCGGGCAATCCGGCGGCGCTCCCGCCGGTGCCGCCGACCTATGAGAGCGACGCCGACTTCCGTCGTCGCATTCAGCTGTCGCCCGAGGGGTACACTGTCGCGGGCTCTGCCGGCAGCTATGTGTTCCATGCTCTGGGCGCGGATGCGGCGGTGCGCGATGCGCAGGCGGTGAGCCCGACGCCGGGTGCGGTGACGGTCTACCTGCTGGCGCGGGACCGCGATGGTGCGGCAGGCGTCGATCTGGTCGATGCGGTGCAGGCTGTGCTGTCGGCCGATGCGGTGCGCCCCATGACGGACAGTGTGACCGTGCAGTCGGCGGTCATTACCTCCTACGCTGTGACCGCAGCGCTGACGGTCTATCCCGGGCCCGATGCCGAGGTGGTGCGACAGACGGCGGTGACGGCTGCCGAGACCTATGTCGCCGCGCAGCACCGGATTGGCCATGATGTGACCCTCTCGGGGCTCTATGCGGCGCTGCACCGCCCCGGCGTGCAGAAGGTCACCCTGACCAGCCCCGCAGCGGATCTGGTGATCGGGGCAGGTGAGGCCGCGTGGTGCAGCGGCGTCACCGTCACTCTGGGCGGCACCGATGTCTGAGCTGCTGCCGCATAATGCCAGTTCGGGCGAACACGCGCTCGACGATACCACCGCCCGGCTGGGTGCGGTGCCCGTGCCATTGCGCGATGTCTGGTCAGCGTCTGACTGTCCGGCCCAAGCACTGCCTTGGCTCGCCTGGGCGCTGTCTGTGGATCTGTGGGAGACCGGGTGGAGCGTGGAGCAGAAACGCGGCGCGGTGCGCAGCGCGATCGAGGTGCAGCGCCGCAAGGGCACGATTGGCGCGGTGAAGCAGGCGCTCGAGGCGATCGGTGTCGATGCCCGCGTGCTGGAATGGCATCGTCAAGACGATCCTGGCGCGGCTTTCACCTATCAGCTGCTTTTGGAAACCCGCGCCATAGCCATTGATCTGGGCACGCTCGATACGTTGATCGCCGCCGTCGATCGGGTCAAATCCCTGCGCTCCCATCTCGACCAGATCCGATTGACCGCCGTCGCCGTGGCCCCACCGCAGGTCGCCGTGGTGGGCACCTGCGGCCATGCCATTACCGTGAAATATATCGAGGACAGCGATGCCTGACTTCCAGACCCTGCATACCGAGGCCGGTCTCGCCGCGATCTACGCCGCATCCGGCAGTGAGCAGATCACCCTCACCCATATGGCGGTAGGTGATGGCGGCGGTCTGGACGTCATCCCCGACCCAAGCCAGACCGCGCTGGTGCGCGAGGTGTTCCGCGCCGAGATCAACCGCGTCTACAAGCCTGACCCCAATGGCGACCCCACGCGCTTTGCCGCTGAACTGGTGGTGCCAGCTACCGAGGGGGGCTTCACCCTGCGCGAGGTTGGTGTGTTCGACGCGGATGGCAGCCTCTTCGCAGTGGGCAACTTGCCGGCCACCTACAAACCCACCGAGGCCGATGGCGCCTATGCTGACACGGTCATCCGGCTGGAGTTCATCGTCTCCAATGCCGAGGTGATCACCCTGCAGATCGACCCCAATGTGGCCGTGGCCTCGCAACAATGGGTGGTCAATAACATCGTGGCCGCGACGGTGATCCCGGGCGGCACCACGCAGCAGGTGCTGCGCAAGATCTCCAACGCCGATGGCGATGTGGAATGGGCCGATCCCACAGATGCCAATATCACCGTCTCCACGATCGAGGAGCGGCAGGTGCTAGCGGATGGTCAGATGCAGGTCGATCTGACGCTGACCAACACGACCGGCCTTGCGGTTTATATCGAGGGGCTGCGCCTACCCAATGAGGCGATTGCGGAGGGCTGGCAGCCCGATGGCAGCCTCTCGACCCGGCTGCATCTGGGGCAGAGCTATCCCGCCGGGTCAGAGCTTATCGCGGTTCAAAATGAGCCGGCCTCGGCATTGCCCGAGGCGCTGCGCAAGGATCAGAACCTCGCCGATGTGCCCGACAAGGCGGCAGGGCGCACCAATCTTGGCGTGCCGAGTCTGGACCAAATGCGGCAGCGCACGCCGACCGGCGCCCTCATGGATTTTGCGATGCCCACCGCACCTGCAGGTTGGCTTAAATGCAATGGCGCTGAGATCAGCCGCACAGTCTATGCCGATCTCTTTAACGCAATCGGCACCATCTGGGGCGGGGGCAACGGTTCGACGACGTTCAACCTGCCAGACTTCCGTGGGGAATTTCGACGCGGATGGGATGACGGTCGCGGTACTGATGCAGGGCGATCCTTTGCCGCCGCACAGGCCGATGCGTTCCGCGCGCACACGCACCAACTAGTTGGCAATGATGCTGATACCGGTGGTCAGTCGCGGGCGGTGCATATCGACGATGATGGCAAGGAAGGTCGGATAGACGTGACCGAACCTACCGGAGGTAACGAAACCCGGCCGCGCAATATCGCGGTGCTCACCTGCATCAAGTTCTGAGGCTTCGCATGAAGATCTACCGATATGACGTGGCCGGTGTGCTGGTGGGCGAGGCAGAGGCGGATCCCTCACCTCTGGAGCCCGGTCGCTACCTGATCCCGGCCCGCTGCACCGCACTTGCCCCGCCAGAGGAGATCCCAGCGGATAAGACCGCGCGTTGGACCGGGGCGGGGTGGGAGCTAATTGCGCGCCCCAGCACCGCCAGCCGCGAGGATGCAGTGTCCAAGCTACAGGCCTTTCTGACCGAAAATCCCGATGTGGCCGCGCTGCTGGAATGATCCCCCAACCCGCCAGAGGATCGCGCGCCGACGATCTGTCATGAATGCCTCAGAGCAGATGCATTCGGGAACGGGGACAGATCATGGCCGACAAATTCTTGCATGGGGTCGAGGTGCTGGAGATCGACACGGGGCCGCGGCCAGTGCGGTCCGTGCGCTCGGGTGTGATCGGCCTCATTGGGACCGCGCCTGATGCAGCCAATGCCACACCCGCCAGCCTGGCGCTGGGCCGGGCCGCCACCGATACGGCGCTGACGCTGACCGCCGTCGCTGCGGGCGTCGCCGGCAATGCGATTACCGTCGCGCTCGTCGACCCTGTCGCAAGTTCCGCCGCCCTGGCTGTCACGGTTGCGGGCCGCGCCATTACCGTCGCGCTGGCCACGGATGCGAGCGGCGCGCTGACCTCGACCGCCGGGGAGGTCGCCGCCGCGCTGGGGGCCAGCCCCGAGGCCGCGGCCCTGATCACCGCCACGCATGGCGCTGGCAGCGATGGCAGCGGCGTGATGCGCGCCACGGGCGCAGCGCAGGCGCTGAGCGGCGGTGCGGCAGAGCCGTTTCCGCTCAACACGCCGGTGCTGATCGCGGGCAATCGCGGAGCGGCAGCCGGATTGGACACGACTGGCGCGGGAGCGGGAACGCTGCCTGCGGCGCTTGACGGGATCTTCGATCAGATCGGCGCAGTGGTGATCGTAGTCCGCGTCGCCGAGGGCGCGGATGAGGCCGAGACGCTGGCCAATATCATCGGCGGGGTCGATGCCGGGACCGGTCAGTTCGAAGGCGTGCATGCGCTGGCCGGAGCCGAAAGCGTCACCGGCTTTGCGCCTCGGATCCTCTGCGCTCCGGGTTGGACGCATCAACGCCCCGACGGCGGCGCCAACCCGGTGGTCGCCGAACTGCTGGGGCTGGCGGAACGGATGCGTGCGGTGATCATCGCCGATGGCCCCAACACCACCGATGCCGCCGCGATCGCCTGGCGCGAGGATTGGGGCAGCGACCGGATCTTTGTCATCGACCCGTGGGTCACGGTCTACGCTGCCGATGGCACCACCCGCGCCGAGCCTGCCTCCGCCCGCGTGGCAGGGATGATCGCGCGCAGCGACAATGATCGCGGCTTTTGGCATTCGCCTTCGAACCAGGTGATGAATGGTATCACCGGCACCGCGCGCGCGGTCGACTTCAAGCTGGGTGATGCGAATGCGCGTGCCAACCTGCTTAACGAGCAGGAGGTGGCGACGATCATCCGCCAGGACGGCTACCGGCTCTGGGGCAACCGTTCCACCGCCGCCGATCCGAAATGGGCCTTTCTCTCGGTGCGCCGGACGGCCGATATCATCAACGAAAGCCTGCAGCGCGCCCATCTTTGGGCTGTCGATCGCAATATCACCCGGACCTATGTGGAGGACGTGACCGAAGGCGTGAACGCCTATCTGCGCGATCTGGTGAGCCTTGGCGCGATCCTGGGCGGCACATGCTGGCCCGATCCCGATCTCAACAGCGCCGCCAACATCGCCCAGGGCAAGGTGTTCTTCAACTTCGACTTCACCCCGCCTTATCCCGCCGAGCACATCACCTTCCGCTCGCATCTCGTCAACACCTACATCTCGGAGGTATTTGCCTGATGGCCGCCCGCGACGTTCTCAAGAATATCAATCTCTTCGTCGACGGGCGCGGCTATGCCGGGCAGATCGACGAATACAATGCCCCCGATCTGACGCTGCAGCTCGAAGATTACCGTGCTGGCGGGATGGATGCGCCCATCGCCATCGAGATGGGACAGGAGGCGCTGGAGACGAGCTTCCAGTTGATCAGCTATGATGCGGATGTGCTGGCGCTCTGGGGTGTGGCCGAGGGCGCGAGCGTGCCGCTTACGGTGCGCGGCGCGCTCGAAAGCTTCGACGGCACGGTGAAGCCGGTGCTGCACCAGATGCGGGGGCGGATCACCAGCATGCAGCGCGGCGCATGGACCCCCGGCTCCAAGCCCGCGCTAACCGTCACCCTGCGCCTGACCTATTACAAGGAAACCCATAACGGCAGCGTGCTCCACGAGATCGACGTGGAGAACATGGTGCGCATCGTCAACGGCACCGACCGGCTCGCCGCGCAGCGCGAAGCGCTGGGGCTGTAAGGAGACATGGACATGACCAAGACCATCGAACTGGAGCGCGGCGTCGAGATCGCCGGCGCCCGCGTCATGACGCTGACCATGCGCGAGCCGACCGTGGATGATCAGATCATCGCCGGTGAAACCAAAGGGGGCAGCGCTCTGCAGGAGGTGACGCTCTTGGCGAACCTCTGCGAGGTTGCGCCGGCGGATATCCGGCGTCTGGCAATGCGGGATTATGTCAAGCTGCAGAAAGCCTACGCGGCTTTTCTCTGATCGCTCCTGACGAGATCCGCGCTGGCGTTCTGGTGCTGGCGCGGTTCACCGGCTGGGGCTGGGGCGAGATAGCAGCAATGCCCACCAGCCGGTTCTTGTGGTGGTTGCAGGGGATGCCAAAGCGCGATGTCTAGAAATCAGCGTCTCGACGCGACAATCACCGTTGGCAGCGTCCTGCAAGCCTCCGTGAAGCGCAACTTCAGCGTCATCCAAGGCGGGCTCGATGCTGTGGGCTCGGAGTTGCGCGAAGTGACGAAGCGGCAGCGCGAGATGTCGAAGCAGAGTGCTTCGCTGCGCAAGGCCGGGCAGAATGTCGAGCACCTCGACCACGAATATGCCCAGCTGGGTCGGACGCTGGACGAGCTGCGCCGCAAGCAGCAACGCTTCGAGCGGGCGCAGCGGGCGGCCAATCAGGTCGGGCGTAGCTTCAACCGGGCGGCCTCGGATATCGGACGCGTTGCCCGCGGGGCCGCAATCGGCGTCACCGCGCTGGGCGGCGCGCTCTACAAGCCGGTGATGATCGCGGCAGAGTTCGAGCAGAACATGGATCGGGTCGGCGCGGTTGCGCGCGCCACCGAGGCTGAGCTGGCAGCGATGACAGCCACGGCGCGCGAGCTCGGAGCCTCGACCAGCTGGTCGGCCAGCGACGCGGCGGACGGCATGCAATATCTCGCGATGGCAGGCTTTGACGTGAATGAGATCATCGCCGCGATGCCGGGGATGCTTGATCTGGCGACGGCCGGGGCGATCGAACTCGGTGACGCGGCTGATATCGCCTCGAACGTGCTGACCGGCTTCGGGCTGAACGCCGGGGACATGGTCCGGATCGGCGACACGATGGCCAACACCTTCACCACCTCCAACACCACACTCGAAAGCCTCGGGCATACGATGAAGTATGTCGCGCCCGTCGCAAACTCACTTGGCGTGAGCATTGATGAAGTCGCGGCGATGGCGGGCAAGCTCGGGGATGCTGGTATCCAGGGCGAGATGGCGGGCACGGCGCTGCGCGCGATTATGGTGCGGTTGTCTGCGCCCACCAGCAAAGCCTCCGATGCGCTGGATCAGCTTGGTGTAAAAACCAAGGACGCGGCCGGCAACATGCGGCCAGTCTTTGATATTATGACGGACATCCAGAAATCGATGGAAGGGATGGGCACGGCCGATCGGGGTGAGATCGGTTCCGTGATCTTTGGGGTGGAAGCGCTGAGCGCAGCGACTGTTCTGCTGGGCGAAGCCAGCAGCGGCTCTCTGGCGGACTATGTCGAGCGGCTGGGCAAAGCAGGCACGGTCAGCGAGGTGGCGCGCCGACAGAACGACAACTTCATGGGCGCGCTGCGCCGCTTCCGCAGCGTGTTGGAGGAAGTGGCCATCACGGTGGGCGATCAGCTGTTGCCGGTGCTGTCGACGACCTTCGACGATCTCGGCTCCTACCTGACCGAGAACCGCGACAAGATCGAAGACTTCGCGACCAGTCTCGCCGATGGGCTGCGTGGCGCGATCCCGATCCTAAAGGACATTGGCAGCGGACTTGGAACTGTCGCGGTGAAGGTGGGCGACATCACCGCGCAGGTGGCGGATATGGTCGGCGGCTGGGAGAATTTCGGCATCCTGATCGGCGGAGCGCTTCTTACCAAGGTCATGATCTCCGTGGGTCGGATGATCGGCTCGGTGGGGCGTTTTGGGTTCGCGGTCGCAGGGTTGGTGGGTAAGATCGGCGGTATCGGCACGGCCATGAGTGGCGCAGCGACCAAGACCGAACTGGCGGCCACGCGCATGAACAGCGCCATGAGCCGGATCAAGTTCGGTGCAGCTCTGGCGGCGATGCAGACCGCACTGGCAATCAACAACATGCCTGAAGATCCGGAAGAGCGCGAAGCCTGGCAGAAGAAGAATGCCGAGGGCATGGAGAGCCGTCTGCGCAACACGCCCATCGTCGGCGGCGCAATGCGAACCTATGAGGGCGTGCGCGACTGGTATCATGACGACACGGGCGACACACCGCCGCTGGCGTTCCCCTCCAACCATCCAATGGCGCAGAAGCGCGCGGTGGGCGGCGCATTCGCTCCCGGGCCGTTGTTGGTGGGCGAGCGCGGGCCGGAACGCATGTGGGCGGATCGCGCGGGCTATGTTGAGAACAATCGCTCGCTGGAGCGCGCGGCCCGGTTGGCCGATCGAGCACGGGCAGGTTTGAGCGAGGGCCTGAGCGGCGGGCTGCGCAATGGCGGCGAAACCACCATCCACGTCACCATCAATGCGCTGGGCACGTCCGCCCGTGAGGTCATTCAGGAGATCGAGCGTATCCAGCGCCGCGCCGCCGGCGGCGCGCTCTTCGACGGTCCGACCACTTGGGGGCAGTATGGCTGAGGCGATGTTGCAGCTTGGGGCCTATCAGTTCGCGGTCAGCGCCGCGGCCTATCAGGATCTGACCCGCCGGGCCGAATATCGCTGGGCGGCGCAGGAGCGGGTCGGGGCGACTGACGCGCTGCAGTTCACAGGCTTCGGCGCCGAAAGCATAGAGCTGCGCGGGGTGATTTATCCCTTCTACAAAGGCGGGCTGGAGCAGCTGGACCGGTTGCGCGCGCAGTCAGCACTTGGGCTGCCGCTGCCGTTGATCTCGGGACAGGGCCGGGTTCTAGGCCTCTGGGTGGTGCTGGAGGTGATCGAGGGGCAGAAGGTTTTCGCCCCCGGCGGGGTGCCGCGCCGCCAGGACTTCGAGATGCGCTTGCGCCGTTATGATGGAGGCTTGCGTGCTCTTCTACCGTTCTAAGGATGGGGACACCGTCGATCGTATCGTCTGGGCGCATTACGGCCGCCAACCAGCCGCGCTGATCGACGCGGTGCTGAAGGCCAATCCGGGGCTGGCCGGGCAGGGGGCGCTTCTGCCGGCGGGTCTGCGCATCGCGCTGCCGGAGTTCGCCGAGGATCCCGATACTGCGAGCGTTCGCCTGTGGGATGGATGGATTGGAAGCCAGCCTTTGCCATCCGCGTCGATGGGCAGGACATCACCGCACCGATGGCCGCGCGGCTGGTCTCGCTCAGCCTGTCAGATGAGGCTGGCGTCACCTCCGACAGTGTCGAGATTACGCTCGCCGACCATCTTGGGCTGGCGCGGCTTGCGGTGCCGCGCACCGGTGCGGTGCTGAGTGTGGCGCTGGGATACGGCTTCGCGCTGAAGGATATGGGGCTCTACACCGTCGAGGAGGTCGAGATGGAGGGTCCGCCCAATCAGATGCGGATCCGCGGCGCCGCGCTGATCACCGGCGGGGTCACCTCGCTGACCGCGCAGCGCTCGCGCAGCTGGCCTGAGGGCACGACCATCGCCGATCTGGTGGCCACTATCGCCGTAGAGCACGGCCTAGATCCGGCGGTCTCTGACAGCCTCGCGCGTGTCGCGCTGCCGCATCTCGACCAGATAGACGAAAGCGACATCAACCTGCTGACCCGGGTCGCGCATGACCATGACGCCATCGCCAAGCCCGGCGGCGGCAAGCTCGTCTTTGCCCTGCGCGGTGAAAGTTTGACCGTCTCGGGCCAGCCGATGCCGGTAGTGGCTCTCACCCCGGCGCAGGTCAGCAGCTGGCGGGTGCAGATCAAGACCCGGGCCACGGCGGGCACGGTCGTTGCTGTGTGGCGTGATCAGCAGGCCGCCAAGGATGTCGAGGAGACCGCAGGCGAGGGCGACCCCCTGCGCCGCCTGCGCGAGCGCTTCACCAGCGCTGAGGCCGCGCGCGCCGCTGCCCGCGCCGAATGGACCCGCGCCAGCCGTGCCGGCACCCAGCTTTCGCTATCGCTGCCGGGCAACCCCGATCTGGTCGCCGAAGGCCGCGTGCAGCTCACGGGCTTCCGACCCGGGGTGGATGGCAACTGGCTGGTAACCGGCGTCGAACATCAGCTCGACAGCGGCGGCTATCGCTGCCGGCTGCGTGGGGAAGTAGGGGAGGATTGA